ATCATCATTTTTGAAACGCTTCACAAAGGTATTCTTATTTGTTTGATTGATTTTTAGAGGTGTCAGGAACGAAAGAAGATTTTGAGCGACGATATTCTTTTTATCATCAATTCGTTTCTTGAGTAAATTTTCAGCCAACTTTTTCATAGCGTTTGTGTTTGTCTTCTCATCAATACTCTTGACGAGATCATCTTTGTCTTTGTCACTCAACTTATTGTAATTCTTGAGGAGAGTTCTAAAATCCTCTCGTTTTTTATTGAGAACTTTTGACATCCCATCGGATATCAACTTTTTAATCTCTGTGATTAATTTGTTAACATTAGCACTATCTTGTCTGGCTCGGTCCAAGAAGGAATTTTTATCTTTTTGTCCGAGAGTTGTTGATTCTAAGAACATGGCCATCTTTTCCTCGTTACTCCTCTTCACATTGGCTCTCTCATCAGCCTTAATTTGAGCCTCAACTCTCAATTGTCTGAGATCATCCACAGCCATACGTTGTTTAATGTATTCACTCTCAATGTTGAGTAGTTTCAGACCATCTATGAAAGCGAGGAACCTCTTTTCTTCTTCAAGGGCTTGGCGCGCTTCAGCCACAACCTGTTTCTTCGTAACGGTACCAAGTTGAATTTTTTCCAAGAACTTATTCTCACGTCTGAGACCAAGTTGTTTAATATCGGCAACAGCTTCTTCTACTGTTAAATTTTGATTAGTTGGGATTGGTTGAGGTTTGATAGATGGTAAAGTAGGTCCTTGCATACGCACTGGACCGGTATTTATGTAGTAGCCTAATCCCTTATTGCCCTGTTTAAAAGCATACCCTGGTTTTTCACCACCAAATTTTTTGGCGGCAACAAAGTTTTTATTCTTCTTTTTACCAAAGATATTACCGAACACACCAGGTTCCTTTGGGGTGTTCATAGTAACTGGACGTTGATTCATGTTAACTGGGCGTTTATTGTTAATAGGTTCACGAACGGCGCGGGTAGAACCACCCAAAAAGGCTGGTTTCTCACCCTTTCTAAAAACACTTTTACCGGAAAAGTTCATACCCGGGCGAGCTCCATTTGCACGAGCACTGTTGATATTTACACGGTTCACGCTGTTCGCGTTATTGTTTACACGGTTCACATTGTTGTTTACACGGTTCACGCGGTTCACATTGTTCACACGGTTCACATTGTTGTTCACGCGGTTCACATTGTTGTTCACTCGGTTCGCGTTATTGTTTACACGGTTCACGTTGAAATTGTTAACATTATTCACTGCTGTGTTATTCTCATTCACTGCTGTGGTTTTGCTAACAGAAGTTCGTCTAGCAAACTTGACGGGTTCGTGTACTTTCATGTATCGTAGACGTTTCCCGATTGCGTCAACAATCTGGGTTTTAGTCATTTGATCAACATTCTTGAGATTAACCTTACGGGCGATCTTTTTAAGGTCTACACGCTTTGTGGTTGAATCAAAAAGAAGTTCATAATCATTTGGCTTCAATGGGGATTTCTTATCAATCAAGTATGTACGAGTTGAATTCATGACTAAAGGTGGGAGAGGTAACTTACCACCCTGAATATCCTCGTACGCCTGGCAAATCTCTTTTTTTGTTAACTTAATATCTACTCCTGCGTTGATCTTAATCAACTGTCTGAGGTTTTCTATATCTGCATCTGGATCGCATGCATCCATATTATATACATTAAGTTAACAAAAAAGTGTATCCTATATTATACAATCTAAGTTTATCTTCATATGACATACTAAAATCAAACACATTGGTCTCACCAATGTCAATCTCAATTATATTTACATCTTTAATATGTTCACGTCTATTCACAATTGTTGAACGAACGAGACACTCTACAAATTGTCTTGGTGTATTTATTTCTTCTTGATATATTTTATCCATTTTCAATTTAACACATGTGATTTCATGTGGTTTCTTATCTAAAAAGGGTGTAATGGGGTATACTTCTTGTGTACCACCATCCACATACGTTCTACCTTCATACGTACCACATGCAAAAATAAGGGGTATAGCCATACTCATACATACAGCGTCAATTACCTTCATATTAGGGTGTGTATCTTTAGAGAAATATTCCGTTGTTGATGTATTTAAACAGTAGGCAGACACATATATTTTCATTTCTAATTCCTCAAAAGTTGGATCACACCCACATATTTCAACTATCTTATCACGTATAGGTTCTAAATCAACAAAACCAAATTTGTTAAAAAAGGAACCTATACGTATTTTAACAAACTCGGGGATATTTAGAGACAAAGATACATTTAATATTTCATCAACAGACATTCCCAAAGCCAAAAATAAAGCTAAAATAGAACCAGCGGATGAACCGGATATTTCTTTAACATCCACGAGAGTGGATTCCATTGCTTTTAGAGTACCAATCATTGAGTATATACCCATTGATGCTGGACCTAAAACAAGGTATTTCATCCTCTTACTTAATAGAACTGAGGAAATTGCTTGCGTAAAAGCGCGAACACAACCGCGAACACAACCGCGTGAGTGAGGGCGGCGGAGATGCTGGTCTGTCCCGACTTGAGAACACCACCGGAACCGGGGGGGAGAGTCAAGAGGAGACCTGGGCTGAGGGCCAAGAAGAGAACAGTGGTCACGATGAGATCGGTCTTGGTGAGAACGAGACCCATAGCGCGAGCGATGAGACTGTACACGAGGAAGAACACGAGCGCGTGGAACATAACCGCCATATGACTGGTCTTTCCGTTGCGGAAAGCGAGCTTCTTACCGTCGGTGGTCAGAAGAACACCTGGGCTGAGTGCGAGAAAAAGGGCGGCTGGTATAGCAACTTTGTTAGAGGTGATATCGGGGAGCATTTAATATATGCACATATAATTTTTAACATAGTCAACAAAATGGTAGAATGTAGCACCCCTCATCATCTCCTCGTGAAGATCATTACAGTGTATAACTCTTCTGAGAGATTTCCAGATGTGATGAAGATTTTCATCATATTCACACATAACACCTTCCTGGTAAGTATAGTGCTCCTCGTAACAAAACTCAACAAAGTCACAAAACTCTCCTGTATGTTCAATGCGGGCGTCATGTGTAAGTGTATTAATCATACCCCACATATACCATAATTCATCTGAGTATTGGACTTCCCAGTCTTCAATATTCAGAGGAGTATTATCATAATTTTCGTCATCATCACTGGCGTGAGATGTATCAAACCCAGTGGTAGCTTCGTATACGTACTGACTCCAAACCATAGTTATTACTTATCTTCTTTCTCGGATTTTTCTTTTATACCAGTTAATGAGAGCGAAGTTGTTTCCTTCGTTTTAAGACCATCCTTAATCGCGTTTAAAGCACCTTCAACTTTAGCTTCATCACCACCAAAGAACGTGTGAAGTCCACCCCTAACGGCATCTTTACTCATTCCAGATTTACGTACCGACTTACGTATACTAATTTTACCCTTCCTGAGGTTAATGGTATCAATACCTTGATCAATCATATGTTTCTTGACTGATTCCTTCAATCGCTTCTCTTCTTGGTTGAGGATTTTGATATCAGATTTTGCTTCAGAAAGTTGTTTAGAGAGATCTACAAGTTTAGAGACACTCTCAGATAATTCGTTTGCTACTGACATATTTATATATAAAAATACACATCTAATCTTTAAGTGCTAGTTAACAGAGACCGCGCTGCATCATATCGGGGACGATAGTAGAGTTGTTCCAGACGAAGGGATCCTTGGGGTTAGGGGGATCGGATCGGATCTGTTGATTGGCATTGCGGAGGGCACCACCGACAGTCTCGGGGAAACCAATCTGGGAACGGGGCTCGAGGAAGTTCTGGCCAGCGAGAATGTCTTCTGGGGCAAACTCACCGAAGTCCTCCGCAGAGGCAACTTCACGGGGGAGAAGGGAAGACGCGAGTCCAACACCCTTATCCATACCACAACCATTAGCAGCCGCGGGACCCCCGGCGGTTGGGCCATTAGAAGGCGCCATTTGAATGGCACTGTACTCACGCTCCTTAATAGAATATTCTGATTTGTTGTTCATAGTGAAGAGTAAATAGACCAACACGGCAACCGCGGCAATCATCAAGATGTTTTGGGTACGTCCCTTCTTCATTATGTTTTATATTAGGTTAACAATTTTTTTATTGCTCGTCATCAACAAAAGCACATTCTTCTGGATAAGTATCAAGGATCGGATCTGGATGGACCCTCACCTGGACAACATTCCATGAGGAACCGAAAGATTTTTTGGCAAACCAGAGACCATAAAATTCAAGAATCACGTCGCACACCTTACCTGGTTTAACAATATCAAAATTAACCTCTTGATTATCAGACATGAAAACTTTGGTAACCTCAATACGCTCGCCTGTAACCTGACCATCAGCGACGCTGGCGGTGTATGCACCCTCAACAACTTTATCGGAAAGCTTCTTACCGAACCAAGTTTCAGCATTCTCAACAGCGGCAGCCAGATTTTGCTCATCAATAGCTTGAATTTTAGCAGTGTTCGAGTCGGATGTGAGATCCATCACAATATCCCCTGATACATCAGTGATTTTCACCCCGTTCAATTGAACAAAACACTTACGCTTGGTATCGTTAAGGACCTTCACGAAGTAGAGTCCATCATCACCTTTAGCTGGGGCGTTGTAAAGCATTTATATGTAGTTTAGGTTTCATTTCTTTAAACCAACAAATGGTATAGCCCCCGACTTATTTAAGATATTTTTGGGGACCCATACATTTCGCCTGGGATTGTAACCATATAAGGTGTTTGTGAAGTTGGGATTGTTTGGTAGTTTCTTTGCATTTTCGGGTCTCAAATTGAACTCATTTTTCACGTAAGAGTTGTTCGTGACGGTTTTCCACTTCAGATTTTTGAGATTAAGACGTTTGTTTCCTGAAGATTTCTTGTAACCATTTACATTGGTATTCTTCGTGACAGGTTTCAACCCGTGAACTATTTGTTTAGATAACTTATCCTCTGATGGTTTGGTTGTAAAGTTCTTGTACTTGAATGGATCCACACGTGCAGCCTGGGTTATAGAGACGCGTCCATTTTTATTTGAAGCTGGCACACCTCTCTTAGTAATAAATGGTTTTATACGTTTGAAGATGTCATCAATATCGTTACTTGTACTGATATTCTTATTGATGAGTTGTGCAAGTTTTACAAGACGCTGACGATCTTTCTCCTTCTTATCTGGGCGAAGATTGAGTTTACTCATCAGATAGATGTCTTCAATCAAAAACTCCTTACTGGCTACATACACTTTGTTATTTCTGACTAACTTACCCGTGTTTTGGTTCTTATATGTTATACCCTTACGCCTAGTGAGAACAACTTCGTAGCCAAATTCTTTGGGTCTCATGAAGGGGATATCGAGGATACCCCCAAGGGTCACATTATCAATTTTACCACTACTGGGTAAAAAGAATCTCGTTTTCAAATCAAGGGTAAATAATTCCACATCAATGAAAACATCCCCCTTTTGGGGGTCATTTCCAAGACTGGATTTTTTCTTCTTTATGAGGGTGTACCTACGTGTGACAGACGGACCTGTGGGTGGTATACTGAGACCCAAAAACTTGAAGAGTTTGGGGTTTTTTGTCTTCATCACAGTAAATCGCTTTCTGACACGAGTGTTTAACTTTTTAGCTGTTTCACCCAATTTGTCCCAAAGAATTAACTTGGTTGCTTGAAGTTTTCCGAAAAACTTTGGATCTACATTCATCCGTGGGACAAACTTCGCGTCAATATCTGTGGTGATGATGCGATTGTTGTACTCAGTGTATAGGTTGAAGGCTTCACCACCACTCACAACGAGATCACCCATATTCTTCATGTGTTCTGAAAGTTCACCAATAGTTTCCAATATGATATCCCTCAAAGAGTTTGTAACTAAAAGATACACAATTTTATCGAAATCCTTCTTGCTATACATACTGTGAACGCGATTCCTAAATTTCCCGAGGTCTCTCTGTTCATTCCTATCGTAATACTTTTTCAATTTGGCATCTTTGAAAAGTAAATTTTCATCCATGAATTTTTTGATAGCGGCTTCTGGATAAATATCTGTGTCCATTATTATATTCTTACATAATAATATGGTCTGCAGTATAATAGATGAATGCCGATGCTTCGCATATGACGATGTAGTAAACCCCAAAAAGACACAATTCTGTGGAGTTAGACGTGGTCCACGCGTGGCGTTATGTCCAGAAAGTACATGTTGTGCTGGTGGTTGTCCAGGTCAGGTAGCCGGTTTATCACCCAGAGAACCGTTTAGTATCATAGAACGCCCATCGTCATCATCAGAGTTTAGTCCCAAATTTTACATGTTAGTGTTACTCCTCCTACTATCAATACTGTTTCTTACGTATCTTACTTAAAGATTACCATAGTAATAAATATATAATGTCTCTTGAAACCATTGAAACCGAAATTGCCGCTCTCCGTGCTGATGTTAAATCCCTCACCAAGATTGTCCGCAAAGTGAAGAACACTCAAGAGGATCCTGATGGTGAGAAGGCCAAGGCCCGCGCCGCCAACAACGGCTTCAACCGTAAGCAGGAAATCACACCTAAGTTGCGTGAGTTCCTCGGTCTTCCCGAAGGTGAGCTGATCTCCCGATCGGAGGTTACCAAGTTCATCAATAAGTATATCACTGAAAAGGGTCTCAAGCATCCCGACAACGGTCGTCAACTCATCCTTGACGACAAGCTCAAGGAACTCCTCAAGCCTCCCGCTGACGTCATTGTGACTTACCTTAACTTGCAGAAGTACCTCTCTCCTCACTACGTGAAGAAGGAACCTGTAAAGGCTTAAAAATATAACACAATAACTTAATAAAACCCAATATGTTTGTTACAAAAGAACAAGTTGAAGAACTTA